CCTGCTCTCGTCGGTGTAGGCCCTGAAGTGGTCGAGGACGGCCTTGACCATCCAGCCCACGGTGCCCGTGACGGCGGTCGTGACGGCGAGCGTCAGCACGTCTACTTGCATCGGCTCTCCTTATGCGTTCGCCGTGATTGTCCAGCTCTCGTCCACGCCGAGGACGCCCGATGCCGTGGAGCCGTGGCCTCGCGCGTAGAGCGTGATGGCCTGCGTCTGGAGGTTAGCGACGAAGGTGATGGGCGCAACCTCAAGCGATGTGTTGCTAATCCAGCACAGGCGGAATGTGCTGTTTGCGTATTCGTTGTTCCCTGCCATCTGCGCTGGCGTGAACTGCCGTGGTCATATCCGAGCGCCGTAAGCACTTGGTCGGTCTGAGAGTTGGCCGCGACTAGAGAGATTGAGCGGATTGTGGTCACGGCGCCGTAGTCAATCTTCCTAAACGTCACAGCATCGTCCGCCAGCTTCGCCGTGGTGATGGAGCCATCAGCGATGGTCCCGCCGCCGCCGCTGCCGATGATCTCGCCCAAGTCCTCGATGGCGGGGACGAGGGTCTGCGCGTCGGACGTGCCGCCAGCGTTCTCGATGATTTCGTTCAGCGCGCCGAGCGCCGTTCCGCCGTTTGCCATGGTTGCTCCTTACTCGATGGGTTCGTCCACCGTGACGATGAGGTTCGCGCATCCTAAACGCCCGTGTAGGCGCTAAAGTAGCTATAGTTGTCGGCCATGCTCTGTGCGAGCAGGCGGTTGATGGCAACGGCCATTCCCGAGTACATGGGCGCCGTCGGATGGTTGCCGTCGAAGCCGCTCACCCAGTAGTCGGATGTGAAGAATGCGTCTCCGTAGAGGTAGAGCACGGGTACGCCGTAGTAGGTCCCTATCTCCTTCACGGCATCCGTGAAGCTGCGCCTGGCCGCGTTGTTCTCGCGGGCGAGCGTGGTGAGCACGATGCGGGAGTTCGGTGCCTCGGCCCGTATGGTCGAGATGATGCGGCCCATCTGGCCCCAGAACGTGTTCGCATTCTGCGTGTAGTCGCTCGTGTCGATGTCCGCGGAGCTGCCGAGGTAGGCCGAGCCGCCCGACACGCCGCCGAAGGTCATGTTGGGGTTGCTGTCGTTGATGCCGAAGGCAATGACGTAGAGGCCGCACACGTTGTCGTTCGCAATGTCGGCCTCGAACTTGTCAAGCCCGTAGCTGCCGGTCGTGTTGAGCCAGTTGTACGCGCCCCATCCGCCATTGGAGTAGCGCACGACCTCCACGCCATGCTGACGGCTCAGGTTCATCGGCCAGCTCTGCTCGTAGTCGCTCGTGACGAACTCGCCGCCCACATACATCGAGCCGATGGCGAAGCTGTCACCGAGCACGCCCACCTTGCGGAACATGGACACGTCGGCGTAGGGCGCCGACGCGCTCCGCACGTCGTCCATGGTCGCGGCACGCTCCCACTCGCCCCACGGACTGTCGGACGCGCCCCAGCGAGTGCGGAAGTAGAGCCGCGTGTCGGTGGCCTGCGTGGTGCCCGTGCTGCCGATGGTGTAGTAGAGCTGCACGGCCTGAGACGCGGTGCTGGAGAGCTTGCCCGTGCCGTAGGTGAGCAGGAAGCCAGGCCGTGCGACTGGCAGGTGCAAGATGCTGTCGTAGCCGCCCGTGACGCACCACAGCGTGCCGCGCGCGGCACCGTCGGCGTCGGGCAGCAGCGTGGAGTAGGTGCTCGCGGTCACGCTGCCCTGCCCGATGAGCACTGCGCGGGTGAGCGAGCTGGCCAGCTTGGGCGCGGTGATGCTGCCGTCGGTCACGGTGGTGGTCCACTCGGGGTGGTCTGCCAGCACGTCCTCGACCGTCGACGGCAGCTGCTCCACGGCCTCGTCCAGCGCGTCGATGGCCTCCTGGATGGCGCTGTCGTAGCTCTCGGAGACGGTGTGGCCCTCCAGCGCGTCGGGCAGGATTTCCACGGCGAAGCTGCCCGTGGACGCCTTGACCGTCGTGCCCTGGAGCATCTGGAAGTAGGCATTGGCCGAGCGCCCGGACACGCTCGCCGCCTGCGTCTCATCGACCAAGACGGAGACGGAATTGCCGCTGATGCTCGCGGTCTTGCGGTAGTACTGCGTGCCGTCGGGCAGCTCCATGACGAGCTGCGCGGTCATGCCCGTAAGGTTCGCCGTGGCGCCGTGGTCGAGCACGAGCGCCGTGATCGTGGTGCCCTGCGCGTCGCCCTGCCGCAGGCGCACTGGGCTGGACGCGCGGCTCTTGTTGAGGTCCAGCGTCAGGTTGAATGTGTTCAAGCTTTGCCTCCTAGAGCGCTATCCAGTAGATGCCGGGGTTTCGCGCGGTCGTGTCGCCGTTGAAGATTCGATACGTGAAGCCCGTCGCGCTGATGCTGTTGACGGCCACCGAGCAGCGACCGAAGCCGCCAGCGCTCGTGGTCGAGCTGAAGCCAACCACGACGTTCGGGACGCTGTCGTAGGTCGTCGGGAACGTCACGGAACGCAGGTCTGACGCGCTGCCCGCTGCGACGCCCGTGGATGGCGCGACGGTGCCGCTCTGCGCGGCGACGGCCTTGGCCGCGTCCACCATGGGCACGCTGCCGTAGGCCGTGCCATATTCGAGATTTATGAATTCGCCGTACAGCCGCACGCCGCCCTCGCTCGTGCCGTCGCTGGCCGACTCCGACCACGCGCCTACGATGGCGATGTCGGAGGCGTCGGGCGCGTAGGCCCTCAGGTCGGATTCGCGCCTGTGCGTGGTCACGCCTCCGCTGGTGGAGTCCTCTGACGTGCCGGTGACGGACGCGCCACCATCGCTGCCAATCTCCATCGTGCCGATGCGCCGTCCAGCGGCGTCCACCCTCGCGCTGATGGTCACGACGCTCTCAAGCGCCTTGCGCACGACCATGCCCGCCGAGGTCAGCACGGCGTTGTAGGCGCCGAGCCTGCCGACGCGCGCACCGCTGCCGCGGAAGCTGGCCACCGTGTTCTCGTCGGCGTTGCCCTCGCCGTCGTACACGTCCATGCCAGCGTCGGTGCCCGTGACGATGGCGAGCACGTTGTTCGCGCCGCGGCGGAACAGCATGCCAAGCGAGTTCCAGACGCTGTTCTGCGCGGCGGTCGGGTTGCCCTGCTCGGTCGAGACGTGGGCGCCGTTGCGGTCGTGCCAGAAGTACTGCCCCGTGGCCTCGGCCACGGCCTTTGCGTCCTTGGCCAGCTCGCGCGCGGCCTGTGCGACGTGGCGCACGGCGCCGACCGCGCGCACGCCCGCGGACGGGTCGCTCACGTTGCCCGTGACGCTCATGCGCGCCCCCGACCACTCAACGGACACCTCGTCGCCGACGGACAGCCCCACGCTGCTGGACGCGGCGGGCGCCTCCATGCCGTCGCCGACGGTCGCCCACACGGTTCCGTCCGCGTCGATGCGCGTAACGGTGGCGGGGACCGCCCTCGACGCGGGTCGGAGCGTGCCAACGACCTCGCCAGCGAAGTCCCACACGATGCTCGGGTCTAGGTCCATGTCGATACCTCCATTGCAGCTCGTTCGGTCACGGTCACGCCCGCGCCGCACGCGAGCGACTGACGCTCCACGCGCATGTCGCCGTCCAGCCGCACGCTTGCCAGCGAGCCGCGGACGACATCGCCCACGCCGACGCCCGGCCACCACTTGCGGCGGTAGGTGCGCTCGCGGCGCACCACGGACAGCTCTGCGAGCTTGCGGCGCGCGTAGCCGTCCAGCGTCTCGCCAGCGATGCGGGTCGGGTTGGCGTCGCTCGCGTCTATCCAGTAGCCCACGCTCGGGCGGCTGGTCGGGCTGTCGGGGTCGGTGTTGGTCGCCTGCGCGTAGGCCGCGCCGTCCCAGACGCGGAAGCGGTTGGGCACGTCGTCGTAGGCGTCGGCATAGTCCACCTTCGGCTCGACCAGCGCGGCGCGCGCGGAGTCCAGCAGCAGCGCGGGTTCTGTCGGGTTGGGGCTGACTCTGATCGTGCCGTCGCCGTCGGTCGTGATGCGCCACCCGCCCGCGCGCACGACCTGCCATGCGAGGCCCAGCGCCGTGGTCCCCTGCTCGGGCACGACGTTGCCAGCGAGCGCGAACCCCTCGCCGTCCACGACCACGGGCGCCACGCAGTTGAGGCGCAGCAGCGCCGCGGCGTACTCGGCGCCGTCGCTGCCAGCGGGGGCGTACTGCCCAGGAGACAGCTCGTATGCGGACGCAGGATAGAGCACGGAGCGGGCGGTCACGGAGTCGGTGGGCGCGCCATGGTCGACGCTTCCGCCAGTCCGCACCAGCTCCAGCGTGGCCAGCTCGACGCGCTCGCGCGCGCCGTCCTGCTCGGCCAGCATGACGATGCGGTAGTACCCGCGCGGCAGGGTCGCGTTGGTCACGGTCACGGTGCCGCTGTCGATGAGCGGCGCGTCCCCCGTGGCGTCCCTGGTGACGCTCACGGAGTCGACGCCAGCCACCACGTCGCCGTCAGCCCACGTGTCGGGGTTGACGCGGTGCACGCGCCAGTGCGATGCGTATGAGCGGGACCAGTCCATCAGCCCTCCTCGACGTTGAACGTTGGCAGCTGGTAGGCGGGCGTCAGCGTGACCTCCGTGGCGCTGATGCTCACGGCGGACAGCTCGTATGTGGGCGTCATGTCGGACACCTGCACGTCGGCCTCGTAGGCGCTGCCGTCGGGCGTGCGCACGAACGCGGGACCGACGAAGCGCGCCAGCTCGCGCACGGCGGCGATGGTGTCGGCGTCCTCGAGCCGCAGCACGTTGGTGCCCAGCTTGGCGGTGCGCTGGGTGCCCTGGTTGTAGAAGGCGTCAACGCCGCCGTCGAGGTAGGCGTGCACGTCCACGTCCTTTGCGTACCCGTCGGTGATGGCGAGGTCGTACGGCAGCTCGACGGAGCCGCCCGTCCAGTCGATGCGCAGCGCGGAGCCGCCCATCTCGTATGGCGCGTCGAACCAGTCCGCGTCGCCGTCCGCGGTGCGGCAGGCGATGCGGTAGTGGTGCGTCATGCGGTCGCCGTATGGCGCGTAGCCGTCCACGGCGGTGGACGCGAGCGGCCACGACTGGCCGATGAGCTGCGGACCGTCCGAGGTCAGGCGGTATATGTCGTACACGTCGGTCGCGTCGCTGCCTGCTGGCGGCACGAGGTCGATGCGCACGGCCTGCTGGTGCGAGCCGTCCGCGCCTATCGTGTCGATGGGCGTCAGCGTCACGCAGCCGTCGGGGTCGGGCGCCTGGTGCGCCCACGCGACCGAGAACTCGGCGCTCGCGGGTTCGCTCGTGAGTCCCGTCATGGGGTCGGTGGCGGTGGCCTCGATGCGGTAGCCCGTGCCGTCCACGAAGGGCAGGCCAGCGGGCAGCTCGACCGTGGAGCCTGTCGGCGTCACCACGCCCGACCACACCACGTCGCCAGCCGCCTGCAGGACCATGCCCGCGGGGCCGTCGCCGTCGGTGCCGAGCGATATGACCACCACGGCCAGCCGCGCTCCTGCCGCCGAGCATGTGAACGGCACGCTGACGGGCTGGGCGGCGTAGGTCGCGCTGGGCGTCACGGCGAGCGTCGGGCGCTGCACGATGTTGACCGTCTTGGGTGCGCTCTGCACCCACGCGCCGCCCGTGCTGACGGCCACGGAGACGGTCAGAGCGTTGTCGGTGGCCAGCGACTCGGCGCGGTCGGCGTCGATGGTCGCGGAACCCATGGCGTCGGTGCCCTCGGCCACGATCACGCCGCTGTCGAGCAGCAGCTGCCATGCGGTCTGCGGGCTGCCGCCGCTAAAAGTCCACGTGCACGGGATGCCCTCGCCCTCGGGGACGAAGCCGGGCACGTCGAGCGTCACGGACGCGGGCGCCACGGACGGCACGACAACCGCGGTGTTGCCGTAGGGGCCGTAGACCAGCCCGGAGTCGCCCTCGCGGTAGCGGCGTGCCTTGATATAGGTGGTCGCGCCCTCGTCCAGCCCCTTGATGGCGATGGTGGCGCTCGACTGGTAGGAGACGCCGCCGCTCGTCAGCGGGCCGTCGTCGTAGGTGACCTCGTACACGTTCGGCTCGTCGGTGCTGCGCCACGTGTCGGGCTGGTCGGACCACGACAGCTCCGTGCCGTCGGACTCGTCGGTGGTGCCGCTCGGCGCCCACGCGAGCGTCACGAGGGCCGTGGTGCCGTCCTCGCCGCTCTGGGCGTTGACGATGGCCACGGAGTCCGCCGTCGCGGTCGTTGCGGGAACGTAGAGCTGCGACACCTCGACGGGGCGGCTGTAGGTGACCAGCGCGGCCTCGACCAGGTACCACGACTTGACCCTCAGCCACGAGTGCTTGCCAGACGCGGGTATCACGTCGCCCACGGCGCAGGCCAGCGCGGTGCACGCGCCATCGTCCGCGGCCCCCACGTCCTGCCACTGGTCGGTGGCGGCGTCGACCTCTGCGACGGTCGCGTAGTCCACGTTGGCGAGCGCCTGCAGGCGCACCTGCGTCACGGGGTGCGTGGGCGTCTCGCCCGTGTCGATGGTCGCGGTGACGCGGTCGTTCGCGGTGCGCGACGGAACGGTGACGCCCGTGATGCTCGGCACGTTGGGGAAAGCGACGTACAGCGTCTCGGCCTCGCGCCATTCGCCGTCTCCCGCGTAGCCGCGACTGCGCGCCTTGCAGGTGACCTCGACGTATGCGCCCTGCGGGATGCTCTGGTAGGAGCCGACGTTGTAGCTCAGCGCCTTGGTGGCGCTCGTGAACGCGTCGTGCTCGGCCAGCAGCTCCTCGCCCGTGTCGGAGCGGCGCACGGTGAAGTAGTACTCCGTGTCGTACCGCTCGTAGCCCGTGCGGTCCTCCGCCGCCGTGACGGTGGTGCTCGCCACGCCCGTGGCCGTGTCGAACTCGAGCGGCGCGACCGTCGGCCGCCACGGCTTGGCGAAGTTGAACACGACCATGGGCCGCCGCGGGCTCGCGCCGCCCGCGTTGGACGCGGTGACGGTGCAGGCCACGTAGCTCAGGATGCGGCTCGTCAGCGGGTAGAAGTCAGCACGGCTGTAGACGCGGTTCGTGGACGCCTTGAAGTTGTTGACGTTGACGCTGCTGCTGGTGGTCGAGAGGTTCCAGACGCTCTCGTACTTGCGCGGGTCGGTGCCCTCGATGCCGAGTTGCCACGTGGTGCTGATTTTCGTCGCCTTGCCCGAGGACTTGGTGCCCTTGGTCAGCGCGCTCGGCACCTTCCACTTGGCCACCCACGTGTGGGTGCCTGCCGTGCGCGCGATTGACAGGGACTCGACGCCGTAGAGCGGCTTCTTGGTTGCCAATTAGATCGCCCCCGTCATGCGCATCATGCGCAGCTCGCGCGTGAGCGTGCTGACAAGCTCGCCCGCGTCGCCGCTGCCGTTGTAGGTGAGGTACACGTTCACGCCGCTGCCGCCGCCCATCTTGGACGCCAGCGCGTCCGCGTAGCGGTCGAGGTACGGCGCGTAGCTCGGCCAGACGAACTCGCCGCCGCGCTCTCCCACGCCCGCGAACAGGGTGGGCCGGTCGAAGTAGCCGCCGCGGGCGTACCACGACACGCTGAAGCTGGGCATGCTGCCCTTGCCACCGATGCCCCACGGGGCCTTGCCGCCGCTCACGCTGAAGTGCGGCAGGCTGATGTGCGGGAGCCTCAGGTTCACGCCGCGGATGATGGAGCTGATTTTGCTGACCGCGTTCGACACGGCGTCCTTGGCCGCGTTGATGGGCGTCATGATTGCCGTCTTGACGGCGTTGAACACGGCGCTCACGCGGGCGCGGACGTTGGAGATGGCGCCCATGATGCCCGTCACCATGCCCTTGGCCTTCTCGACGGCCATGGTCTTGATGCCGTCCCAGACGGTGCTCACGATGGTCTGGATGTTCGTCATCGTCGTGGTGACGCTGTTCTTGAGGCCGTCCCACGCGCCCGTGACGAACTCGATGGCGCCGCTCACGGCGTTCGAGATGCCGTCCTTGATGGCGTTCCAGACCTCGACCACCTTCGCGCGTGCGTCCTCGTTCGTGGCGAGGAACGCCACGATGGCGCCGACCACCGCCGCGATGATGGTGATGGGTCCGCCCAGCGCGGTGGTCACCACGGCGATGAGGCCGGGGATGCTGCCGATCATGGCGATGGCTGCGCCCGCGGTGCTGATGAAGCCAGTCACTGCGCCGACGATGCCCGTTATGACGCCCACTATCTTGACGGCGCCCAGCACGCCCGCGATGAGCGGGAGAAGCGGCGCGACCACGGGCGCGATGGCGCCGACGGCGGTCACGACGGCTCCGATGGCCGTGGCGACCACGGGCGCGACCGTCTCGACGGCGCTGCCGATGCTGTCGAACGCCTCCTTGAGCGGACCGCCCACGTCGGACGGCAGCGCGGACAGCGCGGAGTCGAGCATGCCAGGAAGCGCGGCGCCGAGCGCGTCGAACGCGCGCTGGGCCAGCCCCGTCAGGTTCTCGACCAGACCGCCCTCGCGCTCGCCCGTCTTGGCGTTGATGGTGCCGAACACGGCATCGATGAGGCCGTCCACGGACGCCTGAACCTGCGACGCGTCGCCGCTGCCGATGGACGATAGGACGTTCTGCCACGCGGAGCTGGCCGCGTTGGCGCTGCCCTCAAGCGTGCCCATAGCCTCGTTCGCGGTGGTGCCCGCGATGCCCATGCTCTCCTGCACGGCCTGGATGGCTTCAATCATCTTCCCGAAGCCAACGTCCGCCAGCTCGCTCGTGTCGGTCAGCTGGTGGTCGAGCACGCCCGACGCGTTGATGAGGTCGACCATGCCCTGCTGCGTGCCCGCGAAGCCCAGGGACAGGTTGTCGAGCATGCTGTAGTTGCCCTTGGCGAGGCCCTGGATGGCGTTCTGGACGCTCTGCGCGTCGGTGCCGAACGTGTTCACGTTGTCGCTCATAGCGACCATGGCCACGTTGGCGAGCCGCGCCGCCTCGGCGGTGTCGCCGCCCACGCTGTTGACCAGCGCCGCGCTGATGGACGTGACGCTCTGCATGTAGTCGTTCGCGCTCTTGCCCGCGGTCATGAAGGCCGCGTTGGCGTTCGCAATCACGGTGTCGGCGCTGTCGCCGAACAGCTTCCGCATGCCACCGACCAGCTGCTCGTTGGCGGCGTAGCCCTCGTAGACGCCCTCAGCGAGGCTGCGTCCCATGTCCGCCGCCTTGCCCACGGCGCCCATGACGGCGTTCGAGATCACGTTGCCGATGGCCACGGCCTTCGCGGAAAGCCCGCCGCTCACGCTGTCGCCGATTGCGCTTCCGGCGTCGTTGCCAGCCGCGCGCGCGGCGCCCTCGTCCAGCTGCGGGAGCACGTTCAGGTACGCGTTGCCCACCGATTCGGACATAGGCTCGTCACCCCTTTCTTGGCTTGGCCAGCTCTGCCATCAGCTCGTCAATCGGGAGCAGGCGCGCTGGCAGGCTGCGCACCTTGCCCCTGCTCATCCACGAGGGGCCGATGGGCTTGGGACGCGGCCCGCGCTTCTTCGGGTCGCCCATGCCCCATATGAGGCCGTTGAGCGCGTTGGCGATGTGCGCCAGCAGTGTGTCGCGCAGCGTCCACGCCGCGTCCTCGCTCTCGGCGCGCATGATGCGGCAGTCGGAGGGCAGCTGTACGACTAACGCGGCGATGTGGCGGGCGGAGTGCCCACCAGCCATCGCCGCGTCCAAGTCGATGCCGTAGTACTGCTGCAGGTCGGCGCGCAGCTCGTCCTCGTGGGTGCGCAGCTCGACGGCGAGCGTCGCTAGTTTTTTGAGACGAGCGTGGCGATGGTGCCGCCGAGGCGCTGCGCCATCTCGTCGCGGTTGGTGGCGCCGCCGCCAGCCAGCCTCACGTACTCGTCGTGCGTGAGGCCAGTGCACAGCTCCACGATGCGGAACATGGCGCCCAGCTTCTCGTAGTCGCTGACGGGCGAGCCGTCGCTCGCGCGCGCCAGCAGCTCGGCCACGTCCCAGGAGTCGGACATTACGGGGTCGTACTCGACCTGCGTGCCGTTGATGTCAACAGTGGGCATCTGCATCCCCCTAGTCGGTGAACGCGGTGTACTCGTACAGGGTCACGCCGTTGGAGTCGGCGTTGGCGGTGAAGGTCAGCTGGCGGCCGTCGACCTGCGTGCCGTCCAGCGTGACCTCGCCGCGCTCGGTGAGCTGGAAGGTGCCGCAGTAGCGGCGCACGATGCCCTCGCGCGGGGTTGTCTCGATGACGATGGCGACAGGCTCGAGCGTGCCGCCGTGGTGCTTGGCGGTGATCGCGCCGTTTGTGCCGACGACCACCATGTCGTCGCCCCACGTCAGCTTGGCAACGTCGGCGTTGCACTGGATGGGGGTGAAGGCGACTGTCTCGGTGTACTCGCTGCGGACGGTGTAGACGTTGGAGCGGCCCTCCCACGCGCGGATGGACTCGGTGCTTGAGTCCTCGGAGATCTGCACGCCCTCGTCGGACGTGAAGCCCAGGAGCACATACGCGTCGGTGAGTGCGGTGGTCGCGTCGGTCGGCAGGGCCGTGCCCTTCGGTGCGACGAAGATTGCGCCAGTGGCGGCGGCAGCGCCTACCGTCACCTGCGCGGCGTTCATGGTGGCCATGTGGCCTCCTTACTCTTTGATTTCGTTAGTCGGTGAGCTGGCAGGTAACGTCGAGCGCCAGCTGGTAGCGCGGGCAGCGCGTGTACTCGTCGTAGAAGCGGTACGGCCCGCCGTTCACGTCGATGCGCGACACGCCAGCGGGGCGCGGCCCAGTCAGCAGGGCGTTGCGCACTGCCACGGCCATGCCCTCCGCGTCGGCGTCGGTCGCCGCCCAGCACTGCACGGCGATGGACGGGTGGTCAACCATGTCGGTGACGTAGCCGCCCGTGCGCTCCACGGTCACGAACTCGGCTGGAGCGTCCTCATCTCCGGGGACGATGGAGTACGCGTCGTAGCCGAGCGCCAGCAGGCGCTCCACGAACGCGGCAAGGACCGAATACATGCGCCTCACCCCTTCGCCTTCAGCAGCGTGTTGCTGCGGTGGTTGTCGAGCTGCGCGGCGTAGTTGGCGGTGTAGACGATGCCCATGTAGCCGTCGCGCTGCATGCGGACGTTCCCCGCGTACTCCGCGGCTGTCCCCGTGACTGCGGCTGGCGAGCGGTCGTGCTCGAGCCATCCCTGCCCCTTGCGCGGCGTGCCCGTGCCCTTCGTGTCGTAGCCGTGCCCGCCGCTGTGAGTGGACGCGCCCATGGCGTTCGCCGCCGCCGTGATGCGGTCGGTGGCCGCGACGAGCGCGGCGCGCGTCTCGTCGGAGCGCGCCGCCGCGTCGCGCAGCGCGGCCATGTCCCACTCGACGCGGCACCTCGCTGCGCTAGCCATGGCCTACCTCCACGTTCACGTCCATGTGCCACGGCGTCGGGCAGTTGGCGTCCAGCAGCGGCTTCGGGTCGCCGACCACGCGGTACGTGTCGGAGTACGGCGCGGGCAGCTCGACGGAGCACCCGCGCAGGCTCGCGCCGTAGGTCTTGGGAAAGCGGAGTGTGAGCACGAGCGTAGTGCCCATCTCGCGCGCCGCCTCCATGTCCTGCGGGTTCGGGGAGTCAACCAGCACGTTCTCCACGACCTCGCGCGTCGGCTCGCCGTAGATCTGGTTGTTCAGCCTGTCCCTGCCCGTTGGGTTCGGGCGCAGGACCGTGGCCGTGATGCCCCTAATCATCTGCGCCGCCTATGCGCGGACGGATGGAGCCGATATAGCCGCCGCCGATGCCCAGCAGCGCCTTCTCGGTGCTGGTGAAGTATAGGTCGCCGCTCGGGTTGGCGAAGCTCATGCTTTGCGAGTAGGAGCCTGCCGTCATGGTCGCCTGCGAGACGCCGTAGGCGTCGGACTCCGCAGCCTGCAGGGCGCGGTTGACCATGGCGCACGACACGACCCTCGCGGCGCTCTCGCGCGCCTCGGTGTCGATGGTCGCCGCGGAGTCGATGAGCACCGCGGCATCGTCCAGCAGCACGGAGGCGCGCTCCTGCTGCTCGTCCGTCAGCGCGCCGTAGCGCGATTCCAGTTCTTCGATGGTCGCGTAGGCCATGGGCAACCGCCTCCCCTGCTACTTGTCCTTCTTGGGTGCCGCCTTGCGCGTGGTGGTGCGCTTGGGCGGCTGCTTCTCGGGCTTGAAGCCCTGCGCCACGAGGCGCGCCGCGACGCCCTCCTGGGCGTCCACGACGCAGCCCGTGTACGGGTTCACGAGCCTCATGATTAGGAGGCCGCGTCGGTCAGCTTGACGAACGCGGCGGAGTCCTTGACCACGAAGCCGACCTCGGCCTCGCAGCGGAGGGCGAACATGTTGCGCTGCCAGAGGTTGACCTGCTCGGTGCCGGTGTTGATCGTGGCCTCCTCGGAGATGGAGACGTTGATGCCGTCAACGACGCCGTAGCGGGCCTGCGACCAGTCGCCCGCGTAGCCCACGACGTTGGGGGTACCAGCCTTGTACACGCGCTTGGACTCCACGACGGTGGCGCCGAGCAGGCGACCGACTGCGTTGTCGTCGCGGATGGAGTCGATGAGCAGCGGGTGGCCGACCTGGTCGGTGGCGCCGAGCAGGATGCCCTCGCCCTGCGGGGAGACGGCCCAGCCGTTGAGGGTGCCAGCGGTGGCGACGGTCGTGAAGGCGGTGACCAGCTTGGCGTAGGTGCTGGTGCCGCCGATGCCGATTGCGGTGGCGGCGGTCAGGGTGTCGAAGCCCGTGCCTGGGGCGGTGCCGCCGAACACGGTGGCGTCGAACTTGGCGCCGATGGCGGCGGGCAGGCGGCGGGCCAGCTCGCGGTAGAGCGCGGGCAGGTCGCGGCGGAACTCGTTGGAGAACAGCTCGATGACGGCAATCTTGTACGGGGTCATGACCTTGGTGCCGAAGGTGGAGCTGCTGACAGGCTTCTCTGCGGTCTCGGCCACGAAGTCGGCCACGGGGTCGCCAGTGACGACGGGAATGGAGATGCCGCTGCCGGGCAGGGTCACGCGCTGGGCGAGCTGCATGACGGCAGACTCGGAGACGGCGTTTGCCCAGATCTCGGCGGACTGCTCGGGGGTGAGCTGGATGCCAGTGGTGCCGCGGTTGATGTCGATGGGGTTGGTTGCGAGAGCCATGGTGGCTCCTTTCTCAGTGTCGGAAGAACTTCTCGGCCATCTCCGCGAACTGATCCGCGGTGCTGGCCTTGTGACCGTTGTCACGAATGACGTGGCTTGCCTGCGCGGTCGGCGCGGAGGGCACCTTGGCGACGCCCGCGTACTCCTTGGCGAACGCCTCCATGTCCTCGCGGTCCGCGCAGTGCAGCAGCAGGCTCGCCGGGACGCCCGTGGCCTTCGCCACCTCGTCCGCGTCGGCGCGGCGCTGGGTCTCGGCCTTGAGCTGCGCCAGCTCGGCCTCCGCGCTCTCGGCGCGCTTGGCCAGCTTCTCCTGCTCGCTCATTCCCTGCTGCTCGTAGGCGTCCCACTTGTCGGCCTTGTCCTTGTTCGCCTTGGCGCGCTCCTCCCACTTCCGGGACTGCGCCTGCAGCTCCTTGTACTTGGCCTCCCAGTCGACCTGCTCGGTGCCCTGCGGCTCCTGCGGCGACTCCTGCGGGACGTTCTCTGTCTCGGCCATGTGCGGCCTCCTTTCGCCCGTGCGGGCGTCGGGGTGCCCCGTGCGGGGCGGTGTCGGGATATGAAAAAAGCCCCCGTGCGGAGGCTGATTTCATGGGGTTGTGCGAACGCACAATGTGGTGGCTGGTCAGTGCATGTCTGGGTTCTGCCAGCGCATGACCATCGTTATCTCGTTGAAGTCGCGCCACGGCTCGCTGACCTCGCCAGCCTTGAATCGGGCGTTGTGGCGCTCTTTGGCCTCGGCGATGCGCTTGTTCAGCTCGTCGGGCAGCTCGTCGCGCGCGATTGCCGTGCGGGCGTCGTAGTACGCCCTGCTGCAGGCGCCCAGCGTGTCCTCGTAGCCGCGAATGTCGCCGCTGTCGGCGAATGGCAGCACCACGCAGTCGCAGTCGTCATGGAACTTGCTGGACGGCGAGCCGCCCGCGCTCTCGCGCGAGAGGTAGACGGCGCCACGGCTTGCCAGCATCGTGCAGAACGCGCACGACGTGCCAACGGTGACCCTCGTCCATCGGTATCGGCTCTTGGCGCGGGAGTTGCCGCCGCGCACGACCTGCGCCTCGTAGTCGCGCTGCAACGCTGCGCTCACGGTGTTGCGAGACAGCTCGTGCACGTGCTTCTCGACGGTCGCGCCCATGGCGTCGGCCATCTGGTCGGGCGCGGTGTCGCCCGCGTACAGGCCGTGGATGGTGCGCTCCATGTCGTAGGACAGCGCGGACTCGTTCGGCGTCAGCGGCTCGGCGGGGTCGCCCTCGCCGATTGCGAGGCGGCGGC